AACTAACTCACCTTGAGGAGAAATTAGAAACTGTTCAATAATATCATGACGTTTCATTTCATGACCATGCAAAAAATTAGAAAGCGTGGTTTTGCCAGACTGTTTCTTTCCGCATAGAGCAATAATCTTTGTCATCAAAACTTTCCTTGAATCTTAGGCTTGATAATACTATCTATCTCACTAACAGTCATATCTCCAATATCATTTTTTGGAGGATTAACTGCATAAACGTTGAATAAAAATTGTAGTCTTTCTACTACATCCTTGGCACAGGCATGTCCAGCATCATCATTATCTGCAATAACAACAATATTTGATACACCAGTACGTTGAATTAGAAACTCTTGAGAATCACTAACTTTAGAACCAAACATACCGACAGCATTTTTAATTCCAGCTTCCCATAGACGCATAACATCGCCCTGACCTTCTACAAGTATTATAGTGTCGGTTCGACGAATATGCTCAATCGCTTTTCCGTAATTGTACAAAAAGTTGGATTTACTGAAGCCTTCCTGATTAATCCACTTTCTGGGATTGTCAACAACCGTTCTACCAACGCATCCAACCATATATTTATCAGCCTCATCGTAAACAGGAAATACGATACGTTGATACATTTTGCTACCTTGTCTCATGCATAGACCAACATCAAAAGCATCTAAGGTTTCTTCCAAAAAACCACGATTTAGATAATATTGTGCTGGAAAGATAAGGTTTTGACGCACGGCATTTCTGGTAAATTTGCCTTCAGTTATCTCACGTTTTGGCCGTTTCAATAGTTTAGTAAAGGCATCGGGACGATGTGTAGAAATATTTTCATTAACACGAATACCTTTACAAAACTTTTCGGCAAATCTTAATACATCGCCAAATGAAAATTCCCTGTCAAACTTTTTTTCAAGCAACATCCAAGTTAGTGAGATGATATCTTTTCCGGGCTTGTTGTTATGACAACCCTTAGTATTGCAAAACCATCTACCATGATGTTCCTCATGATCTTCATCAATATTGATGTTAAAAGCTGTTTCATTATCGCCTTCATGCACTGGGCAACAACTGATTAATAAATTATGTGACTCGTAATAATCATTGATGTCAAAGTAACTGAAGAGATCAAAAATTTTCTTCATCAACTTCTTCTTCAGGATCATAATCTTCTGAATCTGTAAATCCTTGTTGATTGTTTGCATTTCTTCGTAACTCCCTAATAATACCAATCTCTTTAATTTGTGCAAACTGTCCATTCATCTGTAGGCATATATACCCACCATCGTCAATTCCGGGGCCATGCCTTGACACAACTGGAATTAGTTTCTTGTTCCCATTGTTAAGTCCATCAGCTACTTTTTCTTCCTGTGTTTTATCTTTAAAGATAGAAAAGGACGTACATAGCCAAACTAATCGGTCAGAACCGGAAACTACATCTGTAGATTCTTTAGTAATACCATCTCTATTAAGCTGAACAAATGACAGGCATGGACAATCATTTTCTACACAAAAGTTATGCAATGCTGTAATCTGAAAACCAAGAACTTGAAATTCAGCAAGATTATTATTAATGCTTGAAGAGGTCATTAACTTGAGGTAGTCATAGATAATTACGCAGTCATTTAATCTTCCATTCTCGTCATATCCCACTTTCTTTAGTAGCCAACGCTTGATGATTGATAGCGTTTCTTCAAACTGTCTGCCAGCAATGCTAATATAGTCATATGGTAAGTTTTGTAGTTTTTTACTAGCAGCAACAACTCTATCTTGACTATTCTTATCAGAATTGAAAGAACCATTGGCTACATTATTGATTTCAACATTGCTCATGTTTGCCAGAATGCGATTCCAGTGATCTTCTGTGCTCATTTCTGTATCAAGCATAAGTACTGGTATATTATGCTCTGTAGCAATATGCAATGCAATATTATCAGCCAAAACAGATTTCCCGGTTTTAGGACGAGCCGCGATTAGGTCTACGCATTTACGACGTAGACCTCCACCGATAGCATTGTCAAACGCTTGAAATCCGGTTGAGATCCCAATGCTCTTGCCGTCAGTGCTTTGTATATGAGCCAGATATTCTTCGATTCCATCACCAATAGATTTTGGCGATAGATCATCTTCCTTCATAAAAGAAAGACATACATCCTGAATTGGTTTTTCAGCAACTGACAAAATTGAGGCAATAGATTCATCACCGCTAATAGTGTCAAGACTGCGGTAGATATCACGTAATTGCCCTTGCATCTTACGTGCGAATTCTAATCTCTTTAGTCTTTTAGCGTGCTCAGAGACATTATTGATATTAACAGGTGTGTTCATAACACCTGTAATATGTTTCAATACTTGATCTCTTTCTACAATCTCATCAAGACCTAAAGCCTTAGCGGAAGATAAGACCTCGGTATATCCAATCTTTTCATTATGATCTAGCGAGTGTCTGATACATTTATATAGTACTTTATTATTCTCTAATGTAAATGTTTCTTCATTAACATATAGTTCAACCTCAAGTAGACATTCTTGACCATGCTGTAAGAGACCGGCTAGTACAGCACGCTCAGATGCTACATTTTTCAAATTGGTTTCTTTAGTCATAATTAGATTCTTCTAGTAATGCATCTATCACAAACATAATTTTCCCGGACGAATTGTGGATTCACTTCAAACGATTTGCCACAATTGTCACATGATACAGATGCTGGCTTGTAATGTCTACGATTTCTTTCGGAAGGCTTGACATTATCATTGATTTTGTCAAATCCTGTTTCTCGTCCAGCTTCTGCTATAGCATCTTGCATATCGTCAAATTTATTTCTTCCAGATGACTCTACTTTTCTACTCTTCTTGGGTTTTGAAAAGTTTTCATCTTGACGGACTTCAGTGCAAAGATCTTCGTATACTTTAGGTTTTGACTTTTGGACTTTAGATCTGCTTTGTCTTGTTTTCTTTTTGGGGGGATCTTTCTCCTCTAACTTTTCAAGTCTTTCCATCATATTTTTAAGCTCGACCTGAAAGTTGATAGATAATTGATCCGCAGGTTCTGACTCTGGAATATCTACTTTTTCTCCGGACATCATTTGATATGCTTCTGATATACATTCCCAATTACTGTCAATGATGCCCTCATAGAGCAATTCCCGCACCCTATCAACTAAATCTGTTAACGTCATTTAAAACTCCTAGCTTTGCCTAAGTCCTGAAAAATTGAAACTCGTTTTTTAAGATCCTTTATTGTCTCTGTCAAGAGTAGTATACCACCATGCATACGTAGTCTGTATTTTTCTATCATTGTCGCATAAGAATTATCGCGGATTATTGACTGCTTCTTGATTTCAGCCGGAAGATATTTGTCGTAACTCTCCCATTGTTTTGCAAATATAAAATTAAGCACCTCTACGCACCAAGCGTGCTGGCTATTAAGCATATCCAATTTTTTCTGCAACATGCCTGTATAGTTCATGAGTGTAATTGCTTTAGCAAAACATTCTCCAGCAGTGAGGCCGATAATATCTTCTTCTTCTAATCCGAGAATAATTGCATACTGGTCACTATCTGTATATTCTACAATATTTGTAGCTTCGCAGAAGCCTTCTAGCCACTTAACAAAAATAATAAAATTTGGACAATTTATTCCATCGTTGTCATTAATATTGTTTTCCATTGCTCTCTCTCATTATAGGGTAATACGGCAATCTTAATATCATTCAGATCACACCACTCCATTTTATCTCTATCTCGTCGTTTGGCAAGAACAAAATCCATTTTATCTTTATGAAAGAATGGAGAATATTCGTAATGCTGCTTACCATGTACTTCAACAATAAGCATGAGTTCTGGTAAAAAGAAGTCAGCATATAATAAAGAACCCCTACCAAGACGCTTAGATCCGGGTAGGGTAATCTCTTCATATAAAGAAGATGTAGGCCAAATTTCCTTGATTATATCTCTAGCCTGCAAATGATATGAGGATTTATTATTCCGGAATTTCCTGTTGCGATATTTAGTAAAATTGAACTTGTACTCTTTTCCATCTAATCCGGTAACTCTATTCATCTGATAGCAACTTCTTTACTTCCTCTTTTATTCGGTTAAAAATATCTTGACGCTCGACAAGAAACTCGTAGATCTTTGCTTGGCCTTGAAACTTTGGTGGATCTTTGAATTCTTCGGCTCCCTCAAGGAATGGAATTGAGTACCAAGCACCAGCCTTATCAATAACACCAAAAGATTCTGCCAAGTCAATGATTTCCTTTTCTTTGTCAATACCTTTACCATATCTGATATGACTTACACACTCTGTTCCAGATGCACCCATAGAAGAACATGCTACCTTCCAATGAACGAGTTGTCCAATCTTTTTTCCATTTTCTTCCCACGGCTCAATCTTTGCAATGTCGATTCTAGTATCCGCCTGATACTGAATCATAACACCGCAGTCTGGAATTTTTATTTTACCATAACCAGAAGTATTGGTAATGTAGTGCGTAATGATTAATACAATAGTCTTATTCTTTACTATTGTCTGTGAATTCTTTTTAACCCAATGTGACAGTAGTTTTGGCAGGCTCGCACGTAGAGTTGCTGAAGCACTCTCTTCAAGCTCTGCTCTTGGCACTAAAGACGAACATGAATCAATTACGCATACAGCACCTTTATTTTCAGGACGCTTGATTAATTCTTCTGCAATATTCAAAAAGTCTTCAGCGGATAGTGATTCTCCATCTTCTGGACTATGAACAATCTGCATTCTATCTAAGTCTAGTCCTTCAATACCGGCTAAGTTGTATGCTTTTAATCGACTTTCGCCATCAAGATATATTACTGATCTGTCATCATCTTGAGCATTTTTACATATCTGTAGACATGTTGTGCTTTTTCCAGTTTTTGGGTCTCCGGAAATAATATTCCAAGACCCCTCTCTAATTCCACCATTAAGAGCAAGGTCAAGTTTAGGACTTACTGTAATAGACTTTAAATCTTGCATATTCTTTATTAGTTCAGACCCCTTAGATATAACTTTTCCAAATGCCCTCTGTATGGCCTTATTATTGCTTAAATCCGTTTTCTTTTTCTTTTTATCGCCTGACATTAAAGACCCTTCAACTTATTATTGTTCTTACTGAATGGTTTAGCAATCTCTTGCTTTTTTTGTTCTTCTATGATTAGTTCTTTTTCTTTACGAGTCTTTTCAAATCTTTCTATGATTGGAATCAACTTCTTATCCTGTAGCTTGAATATATACTTAGCGTCTTTAGAACGTAAAGCATCGGATATGCAATCTACATGATATTTACCAAGCAGCTTGGACGCTTGGATAACCTGACCTTTGTAGGCACCATGTAATGGATTTCCGGTTAACCAGAACTGCTCCGCATTCTTGCCAGAATTAAAAGCGTTAGCCCGCTTTTCAAAAATTAATTCTACTAAATAATTAGGCGGCGTTATATAGCCGCCCTTATAAAGTGATTTAAATGGTCGTGCGTCACTGCATGGATATACTTTAGCGGATCTTGTGGATATGGTTCGTTGTTGAGGGTTTTGATTGGGTTTCTGGTTTTTCAAGTGATGCCGCCTCCTGAGTCATAACAGCGTAGCCTTTTTCCGGGCTGCGATTCATTAGCTTGAACGCTGTTATCTTATCATTGTTTTTGCGTTCAGTCAATGCCTTTTGGTAATATTCTTTGATTTGATCAACTGGTCTGCCAAGATCTTTTGCTACAGATTCTACAGAAGATGATATCGGTGCAGATAATGTTACCAAGATTACTAATAATCAGATCAATTTTATTGATGCATTATCAAAAAGA